GCTTAAACGCCAAGGGTCGGGCATCCGCAAAGAAGGAGGGGATGAATTTAAAGCCTCCCCAACCCGAGGGCGGATCAAGAAAGAAATCTTTTTGCGCGAGAATGTCGGGAATGAAATCCAAACTGACATCATCAAAGACAGCCAACGACCCAAACAGTCGGATTAATAAAAGCCTACGGGCTTGGAAGTGCTGATATGCCAAGTACAAGTGCAAAACAACACAGGTTCATGGAGGCGGTGGCTCATAATCCAGCGTTCGCCAAGAAAGCAGGGATCCCACAAAAAGTGGGTCAAGAGTTCAGCAAGGCCGACAAAGGCAAAAAATTTTCACAAGGTGGTACTATGAAACACGAGAAAGAGAAAGAAATGAAGCAAGCCAAAACTTTAGAACGGCTTGCTAAAGAGGAACGCGAAGAAGCCAAAGGCATGAAGCGCGGTGGTCACGCTAAACATCACGTTAAAAAGATGGCTACTGGCGGTATGACCACTGGCAAGCATGGCGTTTCTGAAAAAAGTGGTATGACTACTGCTAAGATGGGTAAAGCCGAAGTGGGCGGTAAGCTCAAACATGGCGAGCACAGCATCCAGAAAAAAGGTCATACTCGCGCTTTGCATGAGGGCATGAAATCTATGAAACCCTTGGGCATGAAACACGGTGGCAAAACCCACCACAAGAAATAAGGAACTGCCATGAAACATCATGATCATACCCCCCATCACGCTCATCTACATAGCGGTGGAACTAAGCATCACGGTAAAACCGAGTTGCATCATGTCCAACACCCCCATCCTGAAGAGCATGCCCATATTCATGGCATGAAGCACGGCGGGCACGTTAAACATCACCACGAGCATGTAGAGCACCACATGAAAAAACATGGTAGTCACCACGCTGATGGTGGTCACATCCATCATCACGAGCATGTTGCCAAGCACATGGCTCACCACGATGGCATGAAGCATGGAGGTCACGTTAAGCACCACCATGAGCATGTTGAACACCACATGAAGCATCACGATCACAATCGTTAAGAGGTTAATATGAGACCACAAATGCGCCCTCGTCGTATGCCCCCTGCAGCTATGGCCGCAATGGCTCCCGCTGCCCCTGCTGGCCCAGCAATGGCCCCTGCTGGCCCTATGGCTGGCATGAGCAAAGGTGGCATGGCTTCTCCCTCTAAGCGTGCTGACGGCATTGCTAAACGCGGCCATACCGCTTGCAAAATGTGCGGCGGTGGATATACAAAATGATGGCAAGTCGTGGCATGGGGGCTATTAAGCCCTCTAAAATGCCAAAAGGTAAAACGATACATCGCAAGGATAATCCAAACGATGTATCGCTCTACAAAAAAGGTGGGGAAGTTTGGGATAAACCACGCCCTAAAGGTTTAGGTAAACCTAAAAAACTAAGTTCTGCTAAGAAATCAAAAGCAAAAGCAATGGCTAAAGCAGCAGGGCGGCCCTATCCTAATCTAGTTGACAATATGCGGGCAGCAAAATGAGTACTTCAGGCACAGCATCGTTCGATTTAGACTTCACGGATTTAGCCGAGGAAGCATTTGAGCGCGCTGGTCGTGAATTAAGGTCAGGATATGATCTTAGAACTGCTCGCAGATCAATGAATTTGATGACCATCGAGTGGCAAAACCGTGGTATCAACATGTGGACGATCCAACAGCAGTCGTTTACGCTTGTACAGGGTCTAAATACCTACCCTTTGCCCGTAGATACGATCGATTTGCTTGATCATGTGATCAGAACTAACGCAAATCAGACCTCAAATCAGTCAGATTTGAATATTACTCGCATAAGTATGCCTACTTATGCCACAATTCCTAACAAATTGACCCAATCAAGGCCAATTCAGGTCATGGTTCAGCGTAATTCGGGTGAAACTAACCCGCTTTACACAACACCAAACACACCTTTTCAAACACAGCCTGTGCAGGTTTACCTTGCAAGCAGCATAGGTACTACAGATACCACAATTACACTTACCAGCACCTACGATATGGCTGCGCAAGGCTATATTCAGCTTGGTTCTATGACTGGTGAGATTGTTTATTACTCTTACATATCAGGAAATACCCTAAGTGGGTGTTTTAGAGGCCAAAACAATACAACGGCCACTGCTTACACGGGCGGTGGCACCGCAACAGCTATTTACATCCCACAGATTCCAGCAATCACTGTGTGGCCCACGCCTGATGGCTCAACAACATACACATTTGTGTATTGGCGTATGCGCAGAGTCCAAGATTCGGGAACTGGCGTCAACACAGGCGATATGAGTTTTAGATTTATCCCCGCAGCGGCGGCTGGTTTGTCTTATCATATTGCGACCAAGATACCCGAGGGTACTCCTCGAATTGAAATGTTAAAGGCTCAGTATGATGAACAATTTAACCTTGCGGCGGGTGAAGACCGCGAGAAAGCTGCGATACGTTTTGTACCTCGTCAGATGTTCATTGGTGGAAGTACTCCGTAATGGGAAACAGGTTCGCCTCTGGTAAGTTTTCGATTGCCGAATGTGATCGGTGCGGGCAAAGGTACAAGTTAAAACAGTTGAAGTTTGAGGTTATAAAGACTAAACTCTATCAACTAAAAGTTTGTCCTGAGTGCTGGGATCCAGATCATCCGCAGTTGCAATTGGGTATGTATCCAGTTGATGATCCGCAAGCAGTGAGACAGCCAAGGCCCGATCTGTCGTATCAGGCATCTGGAACTACTGGATTATTAATTGATTCAGTTAATCCAAATGACTATACGATACAAGGTCAAGGTACTCCATCGGGAGGTTCGAGGGATACACAATGGGGTTGGAATCCTGTTGGCGGAGCAAGCAGTTTTGATACGGTGTTGACACCTAATTATTTGGTTGCAACAACATATGTGGGTACAGTCACTATCACAGGGAGTTAAACATGGATAAGAAAGAAGTTAAACATATCGCCGATAAAGAAGCCAAAAAAGAAGTGAAGCATCACGAAAAAAAGATGCACCACACTAAGCACATGGCTGCTGGCGGTAAGACTAGCGCACAAATGATGAAGTATGGGCGCAACATGGCCAAAGTCATGAACCAGCGTTCTTCTGGAAGGGGTGGATAAAATGGTTGCACCTACAAAAAAGAATAGCCCAGCTATTCACAAACAAGGTAAAAAATTCAACGGCCCAGCCAAAGAGTACGCTAAACCACATACTATGACTGGGGCTCCTGTCACTGTTAATAGCGCTGAAGAACCCACTATGTCCAATAAAGAACATTTGCTTAAAGCCAATGTTTCTGTAGCTTGGAATCGTAGTAATGAATATCCTGAGACTAAAACTTCAGGTATCAAGATGCGTGGCACAGGCGCAGCTACTAAAGGTTTAATGTCTAGAGGGCCAATGGCATAACATGTATTACAGCGAGTTAGTCACCGCCGTTAACGATTACATCGAGAATAATTTCCCGACACTCGACCTCAATCGTATGATTGAGCAGACCGAGCAGAAGATTTATAACACAGTACAGTTACCTAGTTTGCGTAGAAATGTAACGGGTACTGTTACTCCAACTAATCAATATCTTACTGCCCCTGCTGATTTTCTATCGGTGTATTCACTCGCTGTATATCCTGTTGATGGGTCTAGTAATAACCAATTGTTTTTGCTAAACAAAGACGTTAATTTTATTCGTGAAGCGTACCCAAGTTCAACTTACCAAGGGCAACCAAAGCACTATGCCATTTTTGGCCCATCATCTTCAAATGAAACATTATTGACTTTTATCATTGGGCCAACACCCAACATGGCGTATAACGCAGAGTTGCATTATTACTACTATCCGACATCAATTATTCAAGCTGCAATCAGTACATTAACAATTACTAACGCAGGATCAGGGTACACAAATGGCACTTATTACAATGTTGCTCTTACTGGCGGGACTGGCAATAGCGCTACTGCTACTATTGTTGTTAGCGGCAACATTGTCACTTCTGTAACCTTGATTGGTAAGGGATGTTATTACGCTGTTGGCGATACCTTGAGTGCTGCCATTGCAGGCGGCACTGGGTTGGTATTAACAGTCACAGTAATCAATAATGCCAACGGCGAAACATGGGTCGGGGATAACTTTGACTCGGCTTTGTTGAATGGCACTTTGTATGAGGCTATTACTTACATCAAAGGCGATGCTGACATGCAAGCTCTGTACAAAGATCGCTATGTACAGGCTATGGCTCTTCTCAAGAATTTGGGAGACGGAAAACTCCGTATGGATGCTTATCGTGATGGTCAGGTTAGGATTCCAGTATCATGAGCATAATCCAAACCCAAACTACCAGCTTTAAAGCAGAGCTCTATCAAGGGGTGCACAACCTATTGACAGATACTTTGTATATGGCGCTATACACAGGCTTTGCCAATCTAGGGCCCGATACAACTGTGTATACATCAGCTAATGAAGTCACTGGGCAAAGTGGATATACAGCCGCAGGAATACAAGTAACAGGGGCTACAGTCAATACATCAGGATACATAGCCTATGTTAATTTTAATAATGTTGTTTGGGCTAACTCTAATATTACTGCTCGGTGTGCTTTACTTTATAATCAAAGTAAAGGCAACAAATCGATATGTGTAATTGATTTTGGTTCAAATAAAACAATGGTCAATTTCACCATCACCATGCCAGTCAATTCACCCACTACGGCATTGATTAGGAGTTCAAATTGATAGTTACAACGACTAAAGGCGATATGGATGATTCTCTTCTTGAGAAGAAGGAAGGTTCAATCGACAATGATATTGAATACACAACATGGACTGAGTACTGGTTGGATGGTGAACTTGTTCATCGTTCTGCGCATGTGACTTTAAAAACTTCCCCTTTCTCTGACCTCGTAGCGGCCACATTTGGCTAAAAGGATTTATCATGGCAAATACGCAATCAATGTGTACTTCTTTCATGGGGCAGCTATTAACAGCTACTCATAATTTTGGTACGGCTCCCACTCGTGGAACAAGTGCTGCGGATACATTTAAAGCAGCTTTGTATACAACTACTGCAAGTCCTGCTATTAATGCGGCGACCACAGCGTATTCTGCAACAGGTGAGGTATCTGGTACTGGATACACGGCTGGCGGTGTTACAGTAACAAATGCAACGGCTCCTACATCTACCAATAGTTCATCAACTGCGGGCGTGGCTTATTGGACACCTTCAGCCAATTTGGTATACACAACAGTTACGTTGACTACTGCATTTGATACAGTTTTAATTTATAACTCAAGCCAATCTAATGCCGCAGTTAGCGTTCACACATTTGGTTCACAAACCATTACGGCCGGAACATTTACACTGACAATGCCAAGCAACACAACATCAACTGCTTTACTGCGTTTGTCAACTACCTAATAGGTGAGTTATGGCTGGATGGGGCGTCAATCCGTGGGGCAATGGCAACTTTGGACAGGGCGTACCCACCACTGATGGCTGGGGCGCTGGTACTTGGGGTCAGGGTACTTGGGGTATTTTGGGTACTCCAACCACGGGTGTTCAAGCCAATGGAAATGTAGGATCTGTTGGGGTTAATATTACTGTTGCATTGACGGGTGTTAATGCTTCAGGGGTAACGGGTAATGTTAGCGAGGCTGATACAGGCAATATTCAAGGTAATTTTGCCAGTGGTAATGTTGGTACAGTATCTGGTAATTTAACGCTTGCTTTAACAGGCGTTGCTGCTTCGGGATCAGTTGGCAGTCAGTCAGTCAATGTCACAATAGCCCTATCTGGTGTAGGTGCTGCGGGGGCAACAGGATCAGTTTTAGTAAGTAGTACAAAAGCATTGGCAGGTGTACTGGCAAGCGGGTTTACTGGAACGGTAGTAGGTACGCCATCTTTCAGTTTATCAGGAGTGAATGCTTCTGGTGCTGTGGGAACGGTTACGGATAGTGAAGCTGTTTCTGGTTTAAGTGTTATTGGCTATGGAAATGTTGGTTCCCCAACAGCCAATTTAACAATTTCTTTGACAGGTGTTGGTGGCTCGGGCAATGTTGGTTCTGTAACGGTCAACTTAGCGCCTTATCTTACGGGGGTTATTGCAACAGGAACGGTAGGGGCAGTAGCAGTACCATTAGGTTCTGTAACTGCTGTAGGTTCTGTAGGTAATTTATCGACAGCTTCAGGGATTACCATTGCATTGACCGGGGTAGGTTCTAGTGCAGCGGTTGGTACGGTAGCAATGACAGGTAGAGGAGCTACATTAAATGGAGTGGCCTCGGTAGAGCAAGTTGGAACGATGGGGGTAATTTATTGGAGTTTAATTGATGACAGCCAGACACCTTCATGGCAAAATATAGGTGACACGCAAACTCCGGGCTGGACAACAGTTGACACAACAGATTCACCAAATTGGGTTTTAATAGCGATAGAATGAGGACAACATGACAATTTATTACACAACCAACCTAGGGTTGGGCCAGCCAGTCACAGGAACCGAGTCCGGTACTTGGGGTGATGATGTCAACAATTCGATCACAGCGTATTTGGACATTGCGATTGGCGGAACCAATAACATCACAACAGATGCTGATGTAACTCTAACGCTGACACAGGGAACAAATTTAGCAACAAATATCAGTGGTACATCTGCACAGTACTATGTACTTAATTGCACAGGTTCCAGATCACTTCTTCGAAATATTTTTGTGCCTACAGCTGGTGGTACGGTACTGAGTAAAACATACGTTGTAATTAACAACACAACTGGCGGTTTTGGTATTACCATTAAAAAATCTGGTGGAACAGGAGTTACTGTTGCTTCCGGTGAAACAGCAATTGTTTATGCCAATCCAGTAGCTGCGGTCAATGATGTTGTCAAAGTATCTTCTACTGTTATAACAAATTTGACAGGAACTTTGTCTGCTGCGAACGGTGGTACAGGTGTAGCAAACAACGCAGCCAGCACGATTGCCATTTCAGGTAACTATGCATCTACATTTGTAGTGTCTGGTGCTTATTCATATACATTTCCTGCGGCAACAGACACATTAGTAAATCTTGGTTCTAGTCAGACGTTAACTAACAAAACTCTGACCAATCCTACGATCACATCGTACTTAGAGACTGCTCCTGCTTTGACTAACTCAAGCACAGCAGTTACTTTGTCTCTGTCTTCAGGAACTGTTCTTAGTTATACATTGACTGGTAACTGTACGTTCACCATGCCAACTGCAACGTCAGGCACATCATTCATTGTTAAGTTAATCCAAGATGGTACTGGTTCTAGAACGGCTACATTTACAGGTGTTAAATGGCCTGGTGGTACTGCTCCCACAATCACAACAACTGCTTCCACAGGCTTAGACATACTTTCATTTGTATGTATTAACTCTGTTTGGTATGGCACTTACGCACAGGCATTTGCATAATGTTTGGCGCACTAGACTTTTTCTTTACTGGCACTAAAAAGGCTAGTCCAACAGTTACTTACTTGGTAGTAGCTGGTGGTGGAGGTGTTACAACTGCTGATTACAGGCAAGGTGGAGGAGGTGGCGGTGGCTTTTTGTCTAGTTCATTTACAGCAACATTAAGTACGGCTTATACAGTTACTGTTGGAGCTGGTGGAGCACCAAGTAGTTCTGCTGGTTCAAATTCTGTTTTATCGTCTATAACATCTTATGGTGGTGGATTAGGTGGTGGAAGTGGAGCAGCTGGTAATAATGGTGGATCAGGTGGAGGCGGTGGTGGAAGCGCAGCATCTGGTGGATCGGGTGGTTCTGCAAGCCCAAGTGGTCAGGGAAATGCGGGTGGTAGTGGAATAGGATATTCAGGTGGTTCTTATGGTGCTGGTGGTGGTGGTGGTGGTGCTGGTGCATCTGGTGGTAATGCGTCAGGTACAAGTTCTGGTAATGGAGGTAATGGAGCAACATCAAGCATTACTGGAACTAGCACATATTACGCTGGTGGTGGAGGAGGTGGTGGTGGCACATCGAATTCTAGCGGTGGTTTAGGAGGTGGTGGTGCTGGTGCTTGTGGCCCCGGTTTACCAACAACTCAAGTTTTAGGAACAAGTGGAACAGCCAACACAGGTGGTGGTGGTGGTGGAAGTAGTAACTATGCTGTTAACGCATCTTCTCCACAAGCGTCTGGTGGCTCTGGTGTAGTCATTATTTCTATACCCAACACCTATGTCGCTACATTTTCTAGTGGCGTGACGTTTACAGCATCTACCAATGGCAGTAATAATGTGTATACAGTAACTGCTACTTCAACAACTTCAGAAACAGTTACATTTAAATTAGCATCATTATTTGCACTTGCTTATTTGGTTATTGCTGGAGGAGGTGCTGGTGGCTCTAGTTATAACGGTGGTTATTATTATGATGCTGGTGGTGGTGGAGGTGCTGGTGGATTTAGAACAAATTCAAGTTTTTCTATTACACCAAATACAAGCTATACAGTTACAGTAGGTGCTGGTGGTGCTCCAAATATAAGTAATAGAAATACTTATGGAGGAAATGGATCAAATTCTGTATTTAGTTCAATTACATCAACAGGTGGAGGTGGTGGATCAAACTGTGGAGATGGATTATATTCTGCTGGTAATGGAGGATCTGGTGGTGGGGTAACTGGTACAGGAAATAATCCTGGATCAGGTAATACACCATCAACATCTCCATCACAAGGTAATAATGGTGGAAATGGTGCTAATCAGGTTGCTGGAGGAGGAGGAGGTGCTTCTGCTACTGGTGGTAATGCTTCAGGAACTACATCAGGTAGTGGTGGTGCTGGTACAGCATCTAGTATTTCTGGATCTTCTGTAACTTACGCTGGTGGTGGTGGTGGTGGTGCTACATATCAAGGTGGAAGTGCTGGAACTCGTGGAACAGGAGGTTCTGGAGGTGGTGGAAATGGTGCTACTGCTCCTAGTGGTACTGCTAGTGCTGGTAGTGCAAATACAGGAGGTGGAGGTGGTGGTGCATCTGGATTGGCTAGTGCTGGTTCATTATTGGCCGCTTCTGGTGGTTCTGGTGTAGTTATTCTTTCAGTACCAACTGGAGTAACTGTAACCTTTTCTGGCGGTGTTACACAAACCTCTACTACTGTGGGTTCAAACAATGTTTATACCATTACTGCAACATCAACAACGTCAGAAACTGTGACATTTAGTTAAGGAGAATATATCATCGCACACTTTGCAAAATTAGATGAAAACAACGTAGTGGTTTTTGTTACTGTTGGCAGAGATGAAGACAATGGCCTAGAGGCTGAATTGTCTGCTCGAACTGGTGACGTATACAAACAGACCAGTTACAACACGCATGGAGGTGTACACGCTTTAGGTGGCACTCCATTTCGCAAGAATTACGCTGGCCTTGGATACACCTATGACGCTCAGCGAGATGCTTTTATTCCTCCCAAGCCATTTGCATCTTGGGTCTTGAATGAGTCAACTTGTCTATGGGATTCACCAGTGCCATACCCAACTGATGTCGGAACACCAGACGCACCCAAGCGTTATGTGTGGGATGAGGAGACCAAGGCATGGAACTTGGTTACATGAGCGACACCGAAAAAGACCTTGCCGTTCACGTTGCAGTCTGTGATGAGCGCTATAGGCAGATCGCAGATATGCTGAAAGAAGGCGATAGACGCATGACCAAGATTGAGTATTTGATCTATGCTGTGATGGTGATGGTCATGTTCGGGCCAGGAGTTGCGGCGCAGTTCTTCCACAAGTTCTTTGGGTTGTAAAAATTGATCCATTCACCCTTGTCGCTCTGGCAACTTCGGCGTTTAAACTCGTCAAAGAATCCTGCGAGATGTACAAGGAGGGAAGGCAGTTTGTCGTTGATGCCAAGAAAGAAATTGACGGAGTTGTGGGTGATATCAAGGGCATACAAAAAGATGCTCAAGGAATATTTGGGTTTTTCAAAAAACTATTTGGCGTTCAACAAGAACCTCAAAAGCAACAAACTCAAGTCGGATTTGCTCCTGTTAAAAAGACCAAGAAGAAATCGGTCGAGTTTGATGAAAACCAAATCTATGCACAAGTCGCAGATGCCCTCACCAAGTTCTTCCACGCATACAACGGCTTAAAGGCTTACACAAAAGAACAAGAAGAGTTGGCGCTGACTGCCAACAACGAAGAAGGAAACGACATTGCGATCAAGTTGGTAATCGCCAATTTGCAGATGGAAAAGTTGAATGAAGAGATGAGGGAGTACATGGTCTACCATGTGCCTCCTGAGATGAAGGACTTGTACAGTCGGGTGAATAAAATGATTGGGCATATTGCCAATCAGCAGGC